CTAAACGACGAAGGAGACGAGCGTAATGGACGGCGCCTCGCCCTCGATCACGCCGTCGCGCACAAACACCTGCTGCCCTACGGCGGCATTGCCGCGGGCCTGCAGCTGCGGGCCGCCGGGGAGTTGCACGGTGTAGATAGGGCCGTCCACCGCAATCACGGTGCCGGTCTGCAGGGGCGCCTCGGGGATCAGGTCGCGGAACGCTTTGTAGAGATTACGCATTTACTTCGACCCCGATGGTTTGCAGCACGCTCACCTGGCCCGACACCTGCACGGACACAGACCGCACGAGGCCCTTGCGGGTGGTGGCGCCGTCTGCGTACTGCACGCACGTGCCGGGCTGGATGACGCCGGTGGCGGGCAGCACGGGCAGGCTCAGGCTTACATCGAGGCTGCGGCCCGTGGCGCCAAAAATCGATATGGCGCGCTGGCGCGCTGCGGCAATGTCGGTGATGAGCGCATCCGTCACCATGGGCGCGAGCACGTCGCCCGCGGTGCCGGCGCGCGTGACCTGCGCGAGCACGCCCTGGTTCTGCCCGCGCACGAACACGCGGTTGTACGCGGGCCTGTCAATCCACGCCACGGACTCGCGCGTGAGCACGTCGGGCGGCAGGATGATGTCTGGCGTGGCGCTGTCTGGCGGCCAGGCGGGGTACAGCGGCATCACGGCAAAGGCAAGATCGCTAGTGTGCGGGCGCAGGTACGCGCCCGCCGCCTGCGCCAGCGACGACAGCGCGTCGATGTACGTGCCCTGCACGCTCCACACGCCCGCGGGCACCAGCCAGTCCTGCAGCCGGTAATCGATGGCGTAGCCCATGGGCACGCCATTGACGGTCAGCACGTCGGCAAAGAGCTGCTGGTGCGTGCGATCCGCGGCGTTGCCAAAAACCTGCGTGGGCGCGTAGGGCGCGTCGAGCTCGGCATTGCGGCCCCGCCCGCTCACGCGCAGGGCGGCCTTGCCAAAAACCCGCTCGCGCGATACGCGCTCTGCCAATACGGTAAACGTGGTGCCGTTGACCAGCGCCTGCAGCTCCACCGGGCTGCTGCTGTCTGGCTGCACCATGTCCAGCGCGGCGGCGGGCAGCGTGGCGTCAAAGCCCCAAGTCCAGCTCGATGAGTCCAGCGCCAGCGACATGCCGATGCACGGCACCTCGGCGTTGTCGCTCGCGCGGCGCAAAATGATGTCATTGCTCACGATATACACCCGCAAGGTTGGGATGACGATGGGCTCGCCCGGCCCTGGGCCTGGCGGCTCGGTGCCGGTGTGGCGCTCGCACACAAACACCAGGTGCGCGGGCAGGCTACTAGCGGCAAGGCCGGCAAACAGCAAGTGCGCTGGCAGCGTGGGCAGGTAGCACGGCGGCGGCGCTGGTGGTGGCGGGCGCACGTACATGCCGGCGGGCGGGCGCATGGCGTTTTGGTGGCGGCCGCCGAAGCCGACGATCAGCCATTGCGCTGGGCCTTGGCCGCTGGTGCTGCCTATGGGCGGCTGCGGGCGGGCAACTTGCCAGCCGGTGCGCAGCCACGCTCTGCGGTCGCGCATGGCGTCCTGGTGGCGCTGGGATAGCAGCGGGGTTTGCGCGCGCTCTGCGTTGGCAAAGGCAGTGCGCAGCAGGTTGCGCACGTCGCGCGTGGCGTCCTGGTACAGGGCCACGGCCTGGGTGGCGTATGGCACGCCGTTGGAGTAGGCCGCGCCTATGGCCGCAGGGGTGCGCACTGCGTTGACTGTGCGCGGCGATGAGCTTGCAGCGGATTGCACGGCGCGTTGCCAGAGCGTGCTGGTGCCCGATGTGGTGGCCACGGTGGACTGCATGCGGCCCTGGGTGCCAGCCTGGGCAAAGTCTGCAAGCTGCCACGGATTGGCGGCCTGGGCCACGGTGGGGCGGGCGGTGTTGCTCAAGTACGCTGCCTGCAAGTCGGCAGGCAATGCGGGCTGCGGCATGAGGATGGCCGTGGCCGCCGTGTATATCTGCCGCACGTCGAGCAAGGCGCTGAGCGTGGGCTGCGGCAGCGTGGCGATGATGCTGGCATCAACAACGGGGCCGCCAATCAGCGTGCCATGCAGCTCTGGCTGCGCCAGCGTGCCTTGCAGCGTGGCGATTACCGTGGCGGGGGTGCTTGCATCATCCGCGCCAAAGATGAGGTCAACCGGCTGCCCCGTGATGGGCAACGGCCCAAACAGCAGATCGACCTGCGCCACGGATTACCCCAGCACGCCAGACGCCAGGCGCACCGAGCCGCCCGCGTAGAGCTGCGTGGTGGCCAGGCGGATGGTGGCGGGGCCTGCGGTGTCGGCATCGGAGGCGGCCTTGCGCTCGTAACTGGTGAGGTGGTCTTCGAGCCGGTCGCCAATCTCTCGTGTGAGGCGCGTGTTGTCGGTGAGGGTGCTGGCGATTTTTGCCAGCACGAGCAGCATGGCGCGGTTGCGCGGGTCTTGCTCGCTGCGGATGAGGTCGTCAATCTCGGATTGGGCGATGTCGGTGGGGTTGTTCATAGGCGCGCCTTAAACGGTGATGTCGATAGGTGTCATGGCCGGCGCGGGGCCGTCGATCTTGTCGCCGCGCACGTACACGGTGCTGCCTGCGGCGATGCCTGCGGGGTTGCGCACGCGCTGCGTGCCGCCGCCGGGGTATTGGATGGAGGCGGTGCCATCGGCAAAGGCGGCCTGCACGGTGGCGATGCGCAACGCGTCTTTGGGCACCAGGCGGGCGAAGCCTGCCCACACGTTGGGCGTGTCCTCGCCCAGGGTGAGCGTTTGGCGCACGGTTACGGTGCGTTGGTTGGTGGCGGCGCTGATCTGCACGGCGTTGACGATTCCGCGCGTGACGGCGCCGCCTATGGTGGCCTGTAGCAGCTTGCCGGGCGTGCCCAGCGCAATGGCGCCTCCTAGCGGCATGGTGATGCTGCGCACGTCGGGCTGCTGGTGCTGGCCGGCCAGCAGGCGCGCGCCAAGCAGGCGGGCGGCGTCGGTGTGGGTGATGAGCGGGTGCTGCACCTGCGCCAGCGCCATGTCGCCCGCGCTGTCGCTGCGGTACACGCGGGCCAGCACGCCGCCGATGTTGCCGCCAGACACCATAGCGGCGTTGGCCTGGCTGGGCGGCGCGTTGCGGCGCTGCAGCGCGGTGATGGCGGCATCGGGCACGGTGATGAGCGGCGTGGCCCCGTCAAACGCCCACGGCAGCACGGGGTAGCGCGGCTGCACGGTCAGGGTTTGCGCCAGGGTGTCCGGCAGCAGCACCAGCCCCGCGCCGGATGCGGCAGCCTGCATGGCCGCCAGCGGGCTTTGGTCTGCCCATGACCACGCGCCCGCAGGCACGAGCCAGTCTGGCGTGCCCGTGGCCCACACGATCGTCCAGCCGCTGCCGATGGGCAGGTGCGCGTTGAGCACCTGCTGCATGGTCATGTCGCTGGTGGTGCTGCCGCTGGTGGGGAGCTGATACGGCTGCGAGAGCAGTGCCGATGTGCCGCGGCCCCTGCACTGCACGGCGCGCTGGCCGAATGAGCGATCCTCGCTCCAGTCCTCCACCACAAGGCGCCACACATTGCCGTCGATGGCGGCCTGCAGGATGACGGGGTTGCCCGAGGCATCGGCGCGCACGGCGTCAACGGCGTCGGGGCCGAGCAGCGTGGCCGAAAACGTCCAGGACGGAGTGTCCACGTCGAGTGCGAGCTGCAGGCCGCGCACGGGGATGGCGATGCCATCAGACACGCGGGTGACGGAGATGTCGTGGAGCATGATGTAGGCCCGCAGGATGGGGATGATGATGGGCTCGTCGCCCTGCGGGCCTGGCACGCCGGGGCTGATGACCACGGCCCAGCCGGAGTCCAGCGGGCGGCGCGCGCCGCTGGGCATGCGCATGGGCAGGTTGCTTGGGCGGTTGCGGCCCCAGGGCATGCGCTCGGGCGTTTGCAGGTGCGTGGCATAGGTGAGCCACGGCGCGCGCTCGGCCGCGTCTGCGCGGCGCAGGTGCAGCCATGGCATGCGCTGCGGAGTTTGCGCGTGCGTGGCGTATTGGCCCCAAGGCAGACGTTCTGCGCCGTCGTTGCGGCGCGTTGCCACCCAGCGCAGGTGCTCCTCAGTTTGCAGCGCTGTGGGGCGGATGATCTGCACGGTGCGCTGCGGCGCATAGACGATGGGTGCCACGCCAAAGCGCGCCATGCCAAAGCGGCCTGCGGCACCTGCGCGCCGCACTGCTGCTTGGGTATGCACGCTCACGATGGTGGCGCCGTGCTGCCCGGCCCATGGCAGCGCGCGCTGCGCATCGAGCGCATGCGTTTGGCCCCAGCCTGCGCTGGATGCGTAGGGCAGCGCCTGCGCCTTGGCGGTGCGCATGCGCACGTCGGCAAACGCTGGCGTGATGCGGGCCCACGGCGCGGCGACGGGCACGTCCTGCGCCTGCGCTGGCGGCATCCATGCGCCTGTGGTGGCAACGGCCAGCGGGCGCTTGCGCACCACCACGCGCCGCCCGCGTGCGCACGGGCCGCCGAAACGCGCGAGCATGGGGTAGGCCATGCCGATGGTGGCTGGGGTGGGGTGGGCGTTGGAGTATGTCCAGACGGTAGGCCGCGCCTTGGCCGCGCCCATGCGCACGGCGCCGAAACGGCCCATGCCAATGGTGGCGGATGTGGGGCGGGCGTTGGAGTAGGTTCTGCCCGCCGCCTTGTGCGGGAGGCCGGCGATCGTGGCGAGCCCAACCCTTGCCATCAAAGGCATTGCATCCCCATTTGGTAGTGACGCATCGCCATTTCTGGCGTCATGGCAAAGTTATAAATTGCAGGACATGCGAGCAGACCGTTTAACCAAGGGCTCACATATCCACTCCAAGTGCTCGCATATACGTAGCCGAATACAGGATACTTCCCTGAATCAGAGCTAACATAGTTTATGGTTTTTTCTGTTGCTCCATCAATATATAAAGTTGTTGAGTTGTTGGAAAACGATAGAACGACATGATGATGTTCATTATCACAAACATTAGTTATTGACGTGTCAGACCTTTTTCCTCCGGAATAGACGCCAAAAACTATATTTCCTGCTGAATTTAAGTAGCAGTGCTTATCGTAAGCTGTTGGTGTTTGATTGTTTCCACTATTGTTTGCTCCAAAAATTCCGCCATATTTTGATGATGTTTTTATCCATTCCTCTATAGAGCAGTTGGTGTTGTTTATGAGCGGCTGATTTATACCTGCGCATTGACTGGAGCCGTTCAGCATCAGCGCCTTGGTGTCTCCAGTAAAAGGCTGCGCAGATGGTGATCCAAACACATTAAGCGCAACACCTCCTACGGTCGGCACGGTCGGCGCGGCTGTCGCTGCGGGCTGATCATTAAAATCCCAAAAATACGCCGCACCGTCCGCGATAATCATATCGCGGTAAGATTTATTGCATGCCATTGCCATTCCGTGCGCTAGCATTACGACACCTTTTTCCCAACGGTGAAAACACGCCAATTTGTAAGCAGCGGGGGCTTGACCAACTCAAACCAATCTTCCGCGTTGGCCGTTGTGGATAGCGTTGGCACGCTTCCGCCTGGGAATTTTGTGCCACCAGGAAACGTCAACGTCCGCCCGCCCGTCGCGTCCTGCGTGCAGATCAGCGTGATTGCTACCACGCCATTGCTGGGTACATTGGCAAACGCGAGCGTGGTGTTGGCCTGCATTGCCAGGCTGATGACGCGCGCCTTGGTGGAGGCCAGGTCTATGGTGGTAGTGGCGCCGGTGACGGTGATGCTGGCCGTGTCGTCGGTGTAGTTGCTGATGGCGGTGCCGCCAAAATCAGCCGGAGGCACGCCTACGCCGTCCAGCATGCCGGCGGTGACGCGCATGTCGATCAGGTTGCCGATGGGCCATGGTTTGGCGATGGTGCCTTCCGCGCCGCGCGTGACGGTGAGCGCGCCGGTGCTGGTGTTGTAGGCGGTGACCTCGACAATCTCCCAGTCTGTCTCGGCCCCGCTTCCGTCGGTGACGGGTAGCACCAGGCGCGTGGTGTTGCCAGCCGATAGCGCGGGCAGGTTGGCCGCGTCGCCCGTGGGGATGTAGAGGGTGGTGTCGGTGGCGGTGGCCGCGACGCTGAGCGCGGACACCCAAAAGTTTTTGTTTTTGATGGCCATGAGTAAGAACCTTGGTTTGGTAAATCAGTCAACGTCGCCGCGGCGCTCGACCACGAACGCATCGCCGGTGACTGCGGCGCCTGAGAGGATGGTGCGCGCGGCCCATACGCTGCCGGTGGCGCCCAGGGTGTTGAACCGCAGTTGGTTGCCCGCGGCCCAGCCTAGGCCCCAGCCTGCGGCGCGCAGCACGAAATACGGCTTTCCGGTCAGGTTGTTGATGACGGCAATGTCGGTGCTGGTGTTGCCGGTGGCGATGATGCCGAGGTGTTCGCCGGTGATGTTGAACGCCGTGGCGCTGGTGAAGTCGATGCGCCAGCGCTCGTTGACGGTGCCGTTGTTGAGCACCTCGATGGGGTGATTGAGGTCATCGTAGGTGGCGCTTGCGGCGTTGCCTATCAGTGTGTCGCTCCACACGCCCGTCCATGTTTGCTGGTCGAACAGGTTGGTGTAGCGCGCCTGCAGGTCGCCAAACACGAGCGCGCTGCTCACGTAGCTGGTGGCGTCGTGCGCGTAGGTGAGCGGGCGCGACAGCTCCAGCGTGCCGTCGATCTGCGTGCGGGAGACGAGGTTTTCTTCCTCGATGCGGTGGCGCACGGTGTAGGGCGCGGTGTAGCCGGTCAGGTCTAGCGGCGTGGCCATGGTGAGCGTGCCGGCGTCGAGGTCTGCGGTGTATAGGGATGGGTTGAGCTTTTTGCCGGCGGCGTCGATCACCATGACTACATCGACCGGAGAGCGGCTGAGCGTGACCACCTGGCCGGCGCTGAGTGTGGGCACGGCGTCGGTTTTGGTGTTGTGCACCACCACCACGTCGGCCGGGCGGTATATGGGCACGCGCCCGTCACGCGGCAGGCGCACGGGGTCTAGGCCCAGCAGGGCGGGGTCTAGCGGCAGCTGGGTGAGCACCACGCACGAGTAGCGGAGCGTCTCGGGCATGCACCTGGTGGGGCGCCAGATATGGCCTGTGCCGTCCACGTTGGCGGGGTTGTACCAGGGTTCGGCTTTTTCGGCGTCGGTCAGGCTGCTGTCGAGCACGGTGGCGCCAAAGCGCACGTTGACCACGCCCACCTCTTGCTGCACCTGGCCGTCCATTTCGGGGCCGGTGATTTTGCCGTTTTGGTCTGCGCTGCCGGCCAGCAGGCGCCCGTCTGCGCTGGACACCTGCACGTAGAGGCTGGCGGGGCGCAACGGCGAGCCGGGCACGCGCCAGCTGCTGTCATAGACCCAGTAGTCGCCTTTTTTGACCAAGCCGGCCTTGAGCGTAAATGCCGGGCTGCTGGCGGCTACCCACTCGGTGAGCGTGGCCACGCCGGCGGCGTAGTCGATGCTGCCGGCGGGGTGACCGCTGCCCGTCGAAAAATCGAACTGGTTGTAGAGCGTGCCCTGCTTGTCGTAGTACGTGCGCCCGCAGGCGTCGAAAAGCAGGCTGGCGGGCACTACGGGGTTTGCGGTGTAGGGCGTGAGGTCTATCTGCAGCTGGGTGATGGTGGTGGAGTCGGTGGCGGCGCTGGCTGCGTCAGATGTGAGCGAAAAATAACAGGTGGCAGTGTTGGATGCCCATGTGGCGGTGAAAAACTGCTGCTGCCACGCCGTCCCATCCCAATAGAGCGCGTAGCCTGTGGATGGGTAGATGACCGCGTTGCCGGTGACGTAATCGATGGTGCCTGCGGGGTTTGGCCCGTAGCTTTGCGGTAGTCTGTAAAACGGGTTGGAAACTGCACTGCTCAGCGGTTGCGCGATGAGCTTGCCATTGCCGTCGTCGCAAAAAACCACCGTGGCTGTGATGGACTGCGGAAACGCCGCAAGCGCCTCGATGCGCACAGAGCCCTGCTTGAGGCTGCCGCCGCCGATGCCGTTGAGCTGCAAATTGCCCTGCGTGCTGGCCGCTGTGACGATTTGCGGGCTGGTGGCGTTGGGCGGCACCTGGTTATAGGCCCACTGCACCACGGTATTTGGCGCGGGCAGCGCTGCAAACTGCAGGCGCACCTCGCGCGTGGCGTAGTTGATGCTGCCGCTGCCTGCGCTGCCGGTGAGCGCACCTTTGCCATTGTCTGTCACGCTCAAGCCGCTGCCCCAGGTGGCGGTGACCGTGCCGGGCGCTACCACATTGGCTGCATCGGAGGCCGCGAGCGTTTGGCGCACTGTGGGCGGGGTGATGGTGGGCGACACGTTGCTGAGCAAGTCGTAGTGCACAAACGAGCCCCACGAGAGCAAGATGCTGCTGCCAACATCCGGTAGCGCGCCCAGCGTTACGAGCAACGATCCGTCGATAAACGACAGCTTGCCGGAGCCCAGCGCCGTGTTGCCATCGGCATCGGCAACGGCGCCGGTGCCGTCGTCCACCAGCCGGTACCAGCGGCCGTTGCTGCGGTAGTCGAGGATGAGCGATCCGGGCGCTGGGATGGGCATGCACACCAGGCTTTGCACCAGGCCCTGCGTGCCTAGCGTGACGGGGATGGCGTGGGTGTGGGCGGGTTGGGCGACTGGTACTGCAGGATTTTTGAAATACCAGTTATAGGCGTAATTGAGCCAAGTTCCACCGTTCTGATATTCGATATGCAGCGGTGTTGTTTCGATGATTTTATAATAGACGTCATTGACTGTGAAAATATTGTCTTTTCTTGTCAGGTCAACCGTTATTCTTGACGGGTCAACCTGTAATGTTGTTGCATGCTTGTCAATGCCAATCGGAAAATATCTTGAATTTTGCCTTGTGGGTGGAGTAAAAACTATCTCATTTCCAGGCGATGCGCATGGAACAATAATTGAAGCCCCCGACGCAGACGCCAGCCCGATCGCCGTCTCGCGGCTCGTGCTGGGCACCAGGGGGGCGAACATGCTCGCGGCCTTGATGGTCATGGCGCCGGGCGTGTAGCTGCCGGTGAGCGGCTGGATGCCGTAGTAGCGCGCCGTGTCGGCCACGTTGGTTTCGCGCACGATGGTGGGCGAGCCGGTATCCTCTAGGTATGTGACCTCGGCGCCAGGGAAGGTCTGCTTGAGCGGGTTGGTAAGGCCAAGCGTAATGATGCGGCGGGTGAAGGTGGTTTCGCCGCCGCCACCAACGCCTACTGTGAACTCGCGGTCTTCGTACTTGAGGTCGGTGATGCGGATGTATTGCTCGGCGGGCGTGTAGCCGGATTTTTCGACGCTGAGCAGATAGGTTTCGCCAATCTCGGGAAGCGGCTCGGTGGTTTTTTGGTACACCAGGATGGCTTTTTGGCCGATGATCTGGTCGCCAAAGAGTTTCATGCGGCTTTTGACGCCCTTGATGACGTAGCCCTCGACGCGGTTTTGCGCGTCTGAGCGGGTGTCAAAGTCAGAGCCGGTCGTAAACAGGGTGATGTTGACATTGGGGTTTGCGGGGGGCGCAAAAACGCCGATGTGCGCGCCGGCATAGACGTCCAGGTTTTGCGTCTGCACGGCCATGTAAAACTTGCGCAGGTTGACGCGGCCGTACACGGAGTCGATGCGCGAAATTTTGGGGAACAGGTTGCCTGCCACGTTGTCGGGTATTTCGCGGCTGGTCATGCGGCCACCGCCGTCGGTGGTGTCCGTCATGCGCTGCGATTCGAGCAGCTTGATGTCGGTGGGTAGGATGGCCATGGGGGGCTAGACCTCTAGGAGTTTGATGGCGGTGACGGCCCACCAGTCGCCGGGCAGGTTGGCGTCGTCGATGTAGGCCACGGGCGCGGCGGCGATGGCTGAGCCTGAGCGGGCGTCGAACACCACGCTGCGCGTGCTGCCGCGCAGGGTGAGCTGTAGCGTTTTGCCGGCCTCACTGGCCCACGATTGCAGTTGCTGCACGTCGGCGTAGGTGATCCAGGCGCGGTCATCGGCGCCGGCGAGCGTGATGGGGCGGCCGCCCTGCAGTTGGTAGGGCTCTATGACTACCGCGCCGCTGAGGGTGTAGTCGATGGACTGCGATACGGGCTGCCAGCCAAACTCATCGACCCACTGCACATCGTCGCGCAGGGTGATGGTGCGGGCGCCGTCTGAGAGGGTGATGGGCATTTATGCGAGCGCCTGGCTGCGGCTGGTTTGGAGGGTGTCCACGATGTCGCTGGCCATGCGCTGCAGCGCGGCCTGGCCCGTGGCGTTGGTGGGGATGCCGTAGGGGTTGTTGTAGGGGCCTATGTAGAGGTTGACCACGCGGTCTATGGCCTCGAGTGGGGTCAATGAAGACGTGCTCGCATTACCACTGCCCTTCATGGCGTTGCGCAGCTTCATGGCGTCCACCTCTTTTTGCCACTCAAACTCTGTCATGGCTACGCCGAATGCACCCAACTGCCCCATCGTATTGGTGCTGAATGGGTTGTCCCGCAAATACTGCCGCTTCCACTCAGCCATCCATGCATCTGCCTGTTGCTGGGTCTCGAACGATGGCACGGCATCCACGTTGCTGATGGTTCCAGCCTTGCGCTTGGCATCCTGCAACTGCAGGTCACGGGTGGCAAGCTCGTTGGCCTTTTCCTGCGCTGCAATTGCGCGTTCCTGCTCTGCGTTCTGGCGTTCCAGGGCGCTTGTATGGGTATCCACTGCTCCTGCAGCACGCTTTTGCGCATCGGCATGCATGTTCGTACTATCGACGAGCGTCAACGTGGCCTTGCCGGACTTGTCCACCTCCACCTGGTAGCCGCGCATGGCGGCCTGCGCCTCGACCCATCCAGGCGCAATGCCATTGTTTGCTGCAATCGCAGCCTCGGCGGCCTTTTTGAACGCATCACCCATTTCGCGCGCGCTGGCCTCACCGCTGCTGGCCATGGTGTCATAGGCGTCTTTGGCTGTCGCTGCAGTTTTCTTGAGGGTTTCGTCGCTGGTGATGCCCAGCGTTTTCATGGCCTCACGCACGCTGTTGATTCCCGGCAGGGCCTTGTCCATCGCATCCTTGAGCGCATCGGCTTTGTCTTTGGCCTGGTCGAGCAGGCCGTCCGCAACCTTGTTTCCGAGCTGGGCGCGTACCTGCTCAATTTTTGCGCTGATGACCTCGAGCGCTTTCTCGCTGTCTGCGGTATCAATGGCCTTGGACAAACTGGCGGTGAGCGCGCGTCCAGTATCAACGCCCTGCTGCTTGAGCTTATCCATCCCGCCGATCAGTGCATCCACATCATTGATGGCGCTGCGTGACGCTGCACCAATCTTTCCCTGCAGCACATCAAAATCAAGGCCGGTGCGCCTTACAGCCTCGCGCAGCACGGAATCCATCATCTGGGCTACGCGCTCCCCTTCGCGGGCCGAGCCTGCAAACGCCGCACGCGCCGTCACCTCGAACTGCGCCAGGTCTTTGCCGTTCAGGGCCTGCGACCATGCATTCTGCAACTCGGTTGCCGAGATTTTTCCATCCGCCGCGAGCTTGTCCAGCACGGCAGAAAAATCCTTGATGCCCTGAACCTTGCTCAAGTCGAACGAGTCGGTGACTTTCTTGATGGCTTCCGCAGAACTCATGCCCTGCTTGGTCAGATTGTCGAACTCTGTACCACTCGCTCGCGCTGCCTTCGACAGCTCAAACTGCTTGTCTATGGCGGCCTGGATGGATGCCGCGAGCCGATCTCGATCGGCCGCATTTTGCTTGGCTATCTCAGCCTGCAGCTTCTCTGCACGGGCAAGCTCTTCCGTCTGGTCCTTGTAGCCTGCCAATTTGGCTGCGGTCTCACCGATCCATGTGCCTATATCCTTGAAATTGGCAACGATGCCCACCAGTGTGAACGTGCGCAGGCTGGCCATGATCGTGGCAAAACGGCTGGCGCCAGCTGCTGCAGCGGCTGCTGCCTGGCCCGTGGCCACAAGCTGTGCATTGCTCGCGGCCACTGCTGCAGCCGCGCTTTGTGCTGCAGCGCCAATGCCGAGAAAGTGCTGCGCCAGCCTTAACGCGGTGAATGCCAACGCAGCCTGTCCGGCGTCGATGAGCAGTCCCGCAATGGTTTGCAGGTTATCGGCCAGCGCATTGATCGCTGCTGCCGCCATCGTGCTGGCGCCGGAAGCCTTGTCGGCCTCTGCCACGTACAAAGTCCACTGGGTTGACAGGTCCTGCAGCGCTCGGCCTACCGTAGGCGGCAATTTAGCGAATTCAGAGGCCACGGCCTCACTCTGCCCCTTCAGCGCCTTGATGACCGCATCGCTGGTAAGCGCACCCGCCTCTGCCATCTTGCGCAGCTCACCCGTGCTGACCCCAAGGCCATCTGCCAATGCCCTCGCCAGCCTGGGTGATTGCTCCATCACGCTGTTGAACTCATCACCGCGAAGCACGCCGCTCTGAAGTCCCTGCACCAACTGCGTAATGGCCGCGCTGGATGCCTCCGCACTGGCGCCGCTCAGCGCAATGGTCTGTCCGATCGTCTCCGTCAGAGCCAGCGCCTGGGCGCTCGCAGCAGCCGTGGAAAGGCCTGCGTCCTTTCCGGCCTGTGCCAGGCGCGTGAATAGATCTCCAGTTTCCTGCAGTGCGCCATGGGTGCGAAGCGCCACCTCGGTGACGCCCTGCCATGTCTGCCTGAAATTCTCTCCCTCCCCTGTCACCAGCTTGATGCGGCTTTGCAGGTTGTTGACCTGGTCTGCCGTGGCGGCAAGGTCTTCCGCCATGGACTTGAGGCCTGAAATTCCCACGAACCCGGCGTAAAAACTCTGCAGTCTGGCCAGCTGCTGGCTGATCGACTCCACTCCTGAGCCGATCTTGCGGTGCGTTCCTTCCATCGCATTGCCAGCATTCTGGGCGCCTGCTGCAGCATTCTGGTACGCCGGCACTAGCCCCTGCACTGATTCGCGCACCTGCGCCACTTCCTGGCGCAGGCGCTGCTGCGCCGCCGCGGTGTTCTGAGCGGATATGCCATAGCGCTGCAACTCTGCCTGCGAGCTGGCTAGGGCCTGCTGCTGCGCTGTGAATGTGGTGCGCGCGCCTTCAGCCGCTGCCTGCAGCCGCTGGAGTGCAGCGGCCTCCTGCGCCGTGGGTGGCCCCATGGCAGATATCTGCTTGCCGTAGTTCGCCGCTTCTGTCTCGGCAGCTTTGAGAGCGCGGCCCGCATCGCGCACTTCAGCCTGTAGTCTGGTGAAACCGGTGATTGCGGCGTCTTGCGTTGCCAGCTCGCGCAAGCGCGCAGCCGCAGACTGCGCTTGCGGGGCAAGCTCGCCGCTCAAAACCTTGGAGACTTCATCCAGGTCGTTGGCGAGTCCGATGATGGACTCGCGCCCCTGCACATCGGTACGTATTTCATACGTGACTTGCTTGTCTGCCACTGCGGTTCCTACAATGCGGGCATGCCGCGCCTGATTGCATTCATGTTCTGCATCGCCTTCCTGGTCGGTGCCGGCGCATCGGTGCGCCTTGGGATGGCGATAGCTGCCGTAGCAGTGTTGGGCTTGGTCGGCTACCTTTTCTGGTGCTTGGTACGCATGTTTTTTGGCCCAGAGCGATAGTCCCCTTCCGTCCCGTAAGCCTCATGTTGCGAGCGGGCCATGGCGGCATGAGTGTTTCAGCGCCATGGCGCCAGGTTGACGATGCCGTGCCGCTTACTGCATGCGCACGCGGAAAAACGGGCTCACTCCGATGCCCGTTTTCGTCGGGTCAGACAACACCTCGCCCTCGATTTCTAGCAGGCCAAAATCCTTATCGATCAGACCCACTTTTTTCGCCGCGCCCAGCTGCACGCGGAAAATCTCCACCGTGCTCGCACTGCCACTGTCCGCCTCATTGACGCCGGCGTAATACATCTCGAGGATGGGCGCCGTCGTTGTCAGGGCCTCTATCAGGTCATGGCCTGTATGCGTGTAGCCGATGATGAGTGCATCGCCATCGGTGATCCCCGTCGCATCGGGCAGCACATAGATGCCCTCGGGCCGCACCTCGTAATTGCCCGCCATGGTTACAGTGTCTGCTGCGATCTTCACCGTGACCGACGTGGGCACGATATTGGCCAGCGGGATGATGCCTCCGCGGTAGGCCGTGTGTGTCTCATTGCTCACCGTGCCGCCAGTCACAGACGTGGCCGTGCCAAACACCGCGCGCGCCAGGTTGGCAGCGTTTACGTCTTGCAGGCTGGCGCTCATCGTTACGCCCGTCACGCGCTTGACCTGCGCGCGCGTGCCGCCACCGCCACGGGTGTAGTCGGTCTGCTTTTTGGTGTCCTCGGCAATGGCCAGCTCGAGCACCTCGATGCCGCCAATGCTTTCCATGGGTGCAGCCGATCCGGCCAGGCGCGCGTACACCACGCCAGCGTTCAGCACGGGCCGGAAGGTGCGGGTAGAAATAGCCATGATGTGATTCCTCTCTACAGTTCAGTTGGGTATCAGTTGTGGGTCGTTCTGCAGATCAACTCAGCCGTGAACGCCAGCGGCACGTATTGGTAACCGGCGCTGTAGCCTGCATTGGGTGCGCTTGCCAGCTGCAGCGGCTTGGTGGCGTCAGCGGGTTGCCACCCCTGCAGTGCCAGCAGCACCTGCTGGGCCAGCGCGCCCGCCTCGGCGCGGGCAGCTGCGCCGCTTTGCACCGCGCGCGCATTGCGCACCGCCACCACGGCGAGCCAGGTTTGCTCGATACGCACCGCGCGCCCATCGGCGCGCGATTCGGTGGGCGTGTAGCCCTGATAGATCACATGCACCGCAGGGCAAAGCTGCTTTTCCTCGGTCACGTCGGCAAGGTCTGCCGCCGTGAGCACGTGCACCGCTGGGCGCAGCGGCGCCAGGCGCTGCTGCAGGCGCTGCACCAGCTCGGCTTCGATGGCCAACAGGTTGTCCATGTCAGTAGCCACTCCAGTCGATCGCCTTGGGCTGCGTGCGCACCATGGTGGCCCCTGCGGGCTGCGCCACGGCAGTGTCCGCAGCGCCCAGGCTCACCGTGCCTTTGGCCAGTGCAGCCAGGTAGTCGTCCGCCCATTGGGTGCCGCGGCGCAGCTCCTCGGGCACGCTGGCGCCATACAGGCGCTTCACGGCAATCGCGGCCACCACGCCAGGCAGGTCAGAGCCCGCCACCAGTTCGGGCGCCAGCGGCATCACCTGTCGATACCGCGGGAACAGGTACGTATCCGCATGGCGGCTCGCACGCTCCAGCGCATCCTGCAGGCGTGCCAGCGCATCGATGGCGGCCTGCTCGGCCTCAGCGCTCCATGCGCTCAGGTCTGCCTGCGCCTCCACGGCCTGCAGCAGCGCACCATCCACCAGTGCCGCGGCACTGCCGGTGGCGGCACGCTGCGCCAGCTCGTCCCAGCCGCCGGTTGCGGCGCGGGCCATGTCGGCTATGGAGGCGTAGGTCATGGTTCAGCCAGGTATAGGTCTGCGGGGTGGATCAGCGCAGCACGCGGATCACGTCGCCCGCGGCGCCAGCGGCATCCAGTGCCACGCCGTTGGAGACGCCAGTGCTCTTCGTGATGGCGCGGCCACTGGCGTCGCTTTCCACCTCGGCACCGGCAGCAATGGCTGCGCCGGCCTCCACCAGGATGGCTCCGTGCGTGGCCACGCCTGCCATTTCGCCAGCGTCGTAAGACGCATTGGCCACGCCTATGGAGCGCTCGCCGGCGCTTGCCATGTTGCCCGTTACGTCAACAAAACGTTTCGGGGTGAGCGCCGCGGCAGCAGGCACCGTCAGCGTGAGCAGGATTTTCTCGGTTTGCATGGTTTACTCCTGTGCAATCTGTGTTTCTGTGGCATCGCATGCCGCAGGCGTGAGGCCCAGGCGCTGCGCCGCTTTGGCATCAATGGTGATCGTCTGGCCAGGTGCATACAGCACGCCGTCGTGCAGCACGTGGCTGTGCACGGCGACGAACTTGCCCAGCGCATCGGACGCTGCCTGGGCGTCCTGCATGGCATAGGGCGGCGCAACTTTGGCGTGTCGTGTGGCCATGGCTTATCGATCAGGCGTTGGTGTTGCTGATGAGGTAGCCCGCGTCCGCGCCCAGCAGATAGGGGCGGAAAATGTCGGTGTTGCGGATCAACTCGATCTTGCCGTCCTCGGTGCGCGTGTCCACCACGGGCTGCCCGCGGCGGCGCAGCGTGTAGCCATAGCTGGGCTCATACGGGCTGCGCTGGGCCATGTCGGTCTGCGGCACATAGGCCAGCACGATGTTGTCGCCCCACACGTCGCTCACCACGCCCGCATCGTTCGCGGTCACGGCACGCCCCACGTAGATATTGGGGATTTCAAAGATGTCGCGCAGGTCGTTGAGCTGCAGCACACGCTGGCGCGTATCGCTCAGGATGGCGCGCAGCTTGGGGTGCTTTTTGAGCGCCATCCAGGCCGCATAGCCGATCACCATCGTATTGGGCTCGCGTACGATTTTCGCGCGCACGGCAGCCTTGGCATCGGTGATGACCCCTTCAGGGTCGGAGTTGGCAACATCCGTGAACTGGCTGGTTCCAGACAGTGCGATCTTGTTGCCCGTGGGGTAGCTTGCCGGATTCTGCGCCAGCGTGGCCACCATGACCTCGTGGCGCAGGCGTATGCCTTCCGTCACCACGGCCGTGGCGCGGGCCTGCAACGGGAATGCAGATTCCGCGTCCTCGCGATAGTCGATCGGGTATTCGAGGTCATGCTCATCGAGCGCAATATCGATGGCGCCGATGTCCTCGGGCGCAATGCGGTTGCTTTTGGCGCGCAGCGCCCGCTCGGTGGCGTAGAGCTTGAAATGCTCCTTTCCAAAGACGGGAATCTTGCCGCCCTCCTTGTCCACCAGCACGAACGGCATCAGCGCATCGCCCACGAACTGGTCGTTGCTGTAGCCAATGGCCAGGTTGGTCAATACCGGATCGACGATCCGCAGTTTGCTCAAACGTCCCATGGTGCGTACTCCTTATGCGTGGGCGTGGGTCAGCGCAGCACGGCCGCAGCGGCCGTGGCGTAGTCGGTTTTGTGCTCGGCCATGTAGGCCAGCACCTGTTTGTGTTGCGCCAGGCGCTGCGGATCGGACTCGGCAAACGCGGCACCATCAGCAGCTGCGCCCATGGCCACCTCAGGCGCCACGGCGTCGCGCGTGGCATGCTCGCCAAACTGCACCATGGCAGGCTGCGCCTGCAATGCAGTTTTCAGCGCCGTCAGCAGCGGTGCCTTGGCGTCGCCCTCGCCAAACTCCACGGGCGCATCCTGCGCAGCCAGGTAGTCCAGCGTCGCCACCAGCACGTCGCGCGCGGCGGGCAGCATGCGCCCCTGCGCCACCAGCTCATCGCAAAATGCCACGTTGTCGGCATGCAGCCGCGCGGCCTTGGCCTGGGCCAGCTCGGCACTCAGGCGCTCGTTGTCTGCGCGCAAACGCGCGGCTTCCTCTTCGGTCACTGTGGGCTCCTCGTGGATGGTTGAGGGTTGGGAAAAGCTCGCCTGCAGCGGCTGCAGGTCCTGCGTGGCTTGTGCATCCTGCGCGGCAGCCTGTTGCTCCAGCTGGTCACGCACCAGTTCGGTTTGTGCGCTGGCCTCGAGGCTCTGCACCTGGAAGCTCGGCACCACGCGATCGGCCTCATCCTGGCCAAACTTGCCGATGATCCAGTCGCGCAGGCTGCGCCACAGGCTGGCGTTGGTCACGTCATCCCATTCGCCATATTCCATCGTCAGGATGCCTGCCTCATCGTCGGCAAACTGTGGATTGCGCAGCCCCTTCACGGCGGGCGGTTGCGCCCCCAAAAAACCCACATGGCGCAGGTAATACACACCTGGCACGGGGTTGTTCGGCGCGGTGGGGCCGTAAAACGACGCGGAGATTTTTTTGAACGCCCCTGCGGCCAGCATGTCGGCAAAATCGGGGTTCACCTGCGCAGGCAGCGCATACAGTCCGCCGCCATCCTTCCCGTTGCCATCGGCATAGCGCAGGCTCTGCACCCAGCCATACGCGGGCAGGTCGTGCCGCGGGTGACCAATCACCAGCGGCGCTTCGTGTTTCGCGGGGTCATAGGCGGCCACGGTGGCCTGCAGGTCAGACTCGGCAAACGAGATCGTTTGCCCGCCCATAGCGGTGTGCCGCCCGACCCGGAAGATATGCAGCTCTTTGGTGTCCATGCCCTGCAATGTGCTGCAGGGCGTGCGCCTGGGCGAACGCAAGCGCTTTAGTATTTTTGGCCGCGCTCAGGCGGCGTCCATGCCAGGAAGGTCAGACTGGCGCCGCAGAAAGCGCTCGCGCTGATAGGTGTCCACGATCTGCCGCACGCGCACTTCGGTCAGACCATACTCGCGTGCCAGTGTACGGTAGTCGCCCCGGAATTTGGCACACATTTCGCGGTCGCGCAGGCTCAGGCGCACCGCCACGCCCTTGGGCAAATACACCTGCCCGCCACCTTTTTGCTCGCACAGGTGCAGCAGCTGCGCCATGCACTGCGCCGCCATGGCGCGCAGCTTTTGTCCCCACTCCCCCGTGGGTGCTGCGCACCCGGCGCGCTCGTCCTGCAACACCAGTGCCTCGTACAGGCAATGCGCTATGTCGCGCATGTCCTCGGTCATGCCATCGAGGTACAGCGCCTCCAAAATGGCCAATTCGGCGGCGCTCAGGTGCCTGTCACTCATGGCGTTCCCCTTGCGCGTTGCGCGGCGCCGGCCCGCGCTTGACCCACTCCTTCAGCGCCTCGATGCAGGTATCCAGCTGGGCGCTGTTGCAAAAACGCAGTGCGCTCACATGCACCGTGCGCTCCACCCACGCATCGAGCGCGGCGCGGCTTGGGTTGTTGACCAGGCCGTCCTGGTGCAGCTGGTGCCACAGTGCCCACACCTTGCGCTCGCGCGGGCTGGCGGAGGCCTTTGCCTGCGCAAAGCGCTCTTGCGTCAGCGGGTGGCGGCGCGTGGTCTGTGCCAGGCCCATACGCACCGTCAGGCCCTGCAGGTGCTCGCGCACCGTGCGGCGCTGCGCCTGCGTCATGTCCTTGCTGCTGGCCTTGCCCGTCAGGTGCAGCAGCAACGCGCGGTAGTCGTCGTCGCTCATGCCCAGTTTGGCCTTGAGCACATGGATTGCTGCAGTGTGGTTTGCGGCCATGATCGCCTCACCGGCCCTTGTCTGCAGCATGCAGCGCAAACAATGTGAACCGCTGCGCAGGCAATTCCAGGGTTTGCGCCACCAGATCGTGGCCCATGCGCGCCACGGCCACCATCTGCCCGGTGCAGCTCGTCAGGTAAGGCGCGCCGAACTCAGCCCCGGCATGGCGCACGACACCGCCGGCGCGCACACGGCGCAGGAACCACGACGTCACCACCGCCTTTTCCGCCTTGTAGCATGCCCATGCAGACAAAATGTTGCCCGCGTCCCTGGGCCAATAGCCATTGCGCAGGCGCCGGATCGTCCAGCGCGTGAGATTGAGTGCGCGAGCGGCTTCCGACAGCGGCTTCGCATGGACAAAATCCGTCAAATCAGGCGGACACGATAAAACGCCGCAGGACGCGCGCAACGCATCCGTGGCTACCTTCGTATTGCCACACACGTTTTCAGCGCTCCCAGGCGCGTGCAAATCGTGCGTTGAGGCATTCGCTGCATGGTCATACATCATCAACCTCCAAAAATTCGAGATCCGGTGTTCTCGGACACCGGAAACCGGGCTTTGCTGCACCGGCCGTTGCCGGCCTGGAGACTGCGGCGCGCAAGGGTCAACGCGGCGCATTGGTGCACGTGCCTGCAGCGGTTGCGGGGCTGAAGCCACCCCAGGGCACCCACTGCCTGCCCTGCCGGCCTGTCGCGCCCCTCGGCGGCCGGCGCGCGTTACGCATCAGCGGTAATCCTCCGGCGTCGCCGGCGGGCGCGGCTTTGGTTCGTGCCGTGCGCAGGTGGCGTAGGGCGTGACGAAAAACGCCCCCACGTTGCACACCATGCCGCGCTCTTCGCGCCAGTAGCACACGGCCACGGCACCCTCAGAGCCCGCCACGGCCGAATGCGCGCAATTGCCGCAGCTGGGGCGCGCCTGTAGCGGCTTGTAGCCCATGTCCAACTGCCGCATCTTGATGCTGCCCATGGATCAACCCTCCACCGTGGCGGCAGCCTCGAAGGGCACGATCACGAAATCCTCCACCCCCGTCACGATGTTGATGCCGGCAATGCCGCGCACCGCATCGGGCTCGTTGAGCATTGCCTCCTTGTTGGGCTCGTACCGGGTACGCACGAAACGGCCCAGGCCCATGCGCAGCAGGGTTTCGATCACGGCGTCCGCACCGCGTATGGCAACGCTGGGGGGGCGCAGACGCCAGCTCACCTCGCCCGTCACCAGGTTGGCCGTTTTGCCGCGCTTGTCGGCCTCGCCACACAGCTCGACACGGTGCGCCTCGCACCAGGCCTGCACACCGGCCTGCAGCGCCTCGATGCGCTGCTGCCGATCGGCCAGCAATGGCTGGAACGCCTGCGTGATGGTGGCAATCTGGTCGTTCATGTCCGAGCGCAGGCGCTCGAAGTCGCGCTGCAGCTCGCCAATCTGGCGAATGTGCTGCGCGCATTCGTTGCGATCCTGCGGTACGTGCGCGTGGGTTTTGTTTTTGATGCGTGTGGCCATGATGTTTCTCTACAGGTTGGTTGAAATGACTTTTTCAGCGGTGCACCAGTGCACCGAAGAACAGACTCGGGCAGCGCTTGAAGTCCAGCGCCCCTTCGCGCGCAGGCTCATCGCGCGGCGGCACATAGACGGGGGCATGCATGCGGTCAAACTGCGGTGCCTGGGGTATGGCAAGGCGGGTATCCACGGCGCCCCACAGCATGTAGCAGCGTGAATTGCCCTCACGCCCCAGCCGCTCGATGTAACCGAGGTCTGCCATGCGCTTGAGGCGGTTATTGATATGGCGCACGCTCAGGTGCGGCGTCACCACGCGCATGTCCTGCGCGGTGGCCGGCCCCTGCTCGCGCAGAAACTCGAGCAGCTGCAGGGCCTCGTAGCTCAGTCCTTTCATGGCGTCTCTCCTTTGCGTTTTGCGATGGCCTCGCGCATGGCGCGCACGGTGGGCGATGTGCCCGCGGGCGCTGCAGCAGGCGCGGGCCTGGGCGCTGGCATGGGCGCGGTTGATCCAGGTCGCGCAATGGGCGTCGCCCCGCCCGTGAAAAGCGCGCCCACATGCGTGGGTGCGTCACTGGAGTGCGCACGGCCAGCGCTGCGGCGTTCGGCCTCGCGCGTTTGCTCGGCGGCGGCCTCGTGCCTGTCCGCCATGCCGCTCAAAATGGCGTACAGGTATCCGTGCCCCTTCATGGGCAACTCCAGGCGCTGCAGGTCGCGCGCGGCCAGCATCTGGTCAATGGCCTGCGCCCATGCGGACAGCGGAGCGGGCCAGTCACGCCCCTTCCAGGTAATGGCCTGGCGCTCCAGGTCGGGCAGCAGCTGCAGGATCAGCTTGATCTTTTTGCTCGCAGTCAGGCGCTGCTTCGGCGGTGTGAACAGGGCCACGTACTGCAACACACGCGCCCCCAGCGGAATGCTCACCGTGGCCAGCCTGCTGAGCGCGCGGTGATCCATCTCGCAGGCAAACAGGCTGCTCATGTCCAGCTCGGTGCCGCATACGGGGCAGGAAAGATCTGCCATCAGTGCCACGCCTTTCCTGCCGCCAGCAGCAGCAGCGCGCCAAGCTCGATGCACAGCACCGCCAGCAGCACCGCCGTGGTGCGTCGCATGGGCACCATCTGGCCGGCCGTGCGCCGCGCGCGGCGTGGCATGTGCTCTATCGCCCCCGGCGCAAAATAAAAGCCGCCCGCCGGCAGGGCGCCTGTGTCATGGCGTACAGCCATGCGGGGTTCCTCGCGGCAGCTGCAGGAGCCCTTGGTGCCGGCATTGCATACGCCAAGCTCCGCACACGTATATCCTCGGATCGTCATGGTTTGCTCCTTTGGATGCAGATTGCGCTCACACTGCGCGCCTGCGGGTAGTCGGCCATGGTTTGCAGCACGGCCTCGATGCCGCACGCGAACAGGCCGGTATAGCGACGGGCGCTGCCGTCTTGCATGGTGATGCGGATGCTGTAAATGGTCATGGCTCAGCACCCCGCAATCACGTGCGCATCGATCTTCGGGTAGCCCACCAGCGCCGCCGCGTTGAGCGCGCGGCACACCAGGTTGTTCACCACCAACGGGTAGCACACGCTCACCGCAGCGCTGGCATGGCCTGTGCGCGCGCCGCGCGGCGTGGCAATCAGGCGGGCGCGAATCGCATCCATGGCATCGGCCTCGAACAGGTCTGCCACCCTGGCGCCGGCACGCTCGAGTTTGTGCGTCAGGTAGCCCTCAAGGTCGTTGTCCAGCGGTTCCATGGCGATCAGTTCGCAGCGCTGCACAATCTCGCGCACCTCGGGGTTTTGTTCGCTCAGCAGCGTGCGCAGCTCGGGCTGGCCAATCAGCGCCACGCCCAGCAAGCGGCGCAGGCCGTCCTTAAGCTCCATAAAATTCTTCAGGTGTTTGAGCGTGGGTAGCGGCATGCGGTGCGCCTCTTCAATCAGTACCAGGTGCGTATAGCCCGCCGATCGGCTGCTTTTGAGCAGCTCATGCACCTGGCGGTAGCGCCCCTCGGGGCTGCTCTTGAGCTGCACATTCGGCGCCAGCGCATGCACGATGGACTCTGCAATCTGGCCCACGCGCATCGGCTTGCCGCGCGCCTCGCTGGGCTCCATGCCCAGCACATAGGGCTTGATCAGGATGATGGGCCGCGCCTCCTCGCGGATGCGCTCTTCCAGCTCCTCGCGCAGCGTGGTTTTGCCGCTGCCGGACTCGCCCACGATGGCCACAAAGCCGTTGTTGGTGGCCGCGTCCAGCAGCGCGGCACGCACGTAACGCCCGTGCTGCGTCACAAACACGTCCTCGCGCGCCTGTATGTCATCGACAAAGGGATTGCGCGCCAGGCCAAAGTGGCGTTTTGCCGCGGGCGAAAGGCTCTCATTGCGTAGTAACATCGTCGGTACCTCCTGGTGTTCCGTTGGTTTGGTTTCTGGGGGGTTCATTGGCCCCTGGGTTGCACAGCCCATGGGGCCTTCTTTTTGCCCGTATGCGGCGGCGGCATCGCTCATGCGTCACCCCCCACCACGCGCAGGCCTGCGCGCACCGTCAGGCGTGCGGCAATCTCCGGCAGCTTGTCTTCTGGCACCCCCTCCGGGTATTGCTGGCGCAGCGTGGCCAGCAGCGCCGGCGTCATGGCCACGCCCTGCGCCACCAGCGCGCGCGCTGCCGCAAAATGCGTGAGCGGCGGCACGGAATCCTGCTGCGCCAGCCTTGCGCCCGCCTCGAGCGCGGTGCCGCGCCGCGGCAAAAAGACGCGCTCTGGCGCCTGCTCGATGACCTTGTACGGGTCTATGCGCCCGCCAAACGGCAGCGCCTTGGCCTTGCGCGCGGCCTCGGCCTCGGCATCGGTCTGCGCGTCCATGGCCACGCGCTCGAGCTCCTTGCGCGTGGCATCGAGCTGCGTGTCCTGCGGGCGCGCCCAGTCCTCACCGATCACATTGGCATCGGTGCGGAACCCCGCCCCATCGCGCGCCACCATGGGCACGCTGTGCAGCAGCTCATTGCCATCGGCATCGGTCAGCACGATGGTGGCGGCGTCCTGCGCATAGGGGTTGATGGCCACGGAGAGTTTCTCGCCCACCATCACGCCGGGCACATCGCGCACGTCGTACTCTGCGCCACCAAAACTCACCGTCTGCGTCACGCTCACCTTGCGCAGCTCGGGGTGGTGCGTCAGCAGTGCCTGGCACACCTGCACCGACGGCGCAATGCGCAGCTGATCCTCGCGGATGCTCATCCAGGCGTCATACCGCGTTTTGCCATGGCGCGTGTGCACGCGATGGCCGTTGAACCACTGCGCCCAGCGCTGCGCCTGGTGGTTCAGCTCCTGCAGGTCGCGCACCGGGCGCAGGCGCAGTCCGCTCTCGAAGCTCTTTTCGATCAGGTCGCGCGCCTTTTCCACCTGGCCGGTGGCGCGCGCATTGCCTGGAGCGTGCGCAATCAGCCTGACCTGCAGGCGCCGTGCCAGATTGGCAAACAGCCCGCTGGTATTGGCGCTGCCCATATCCATCATCAGGATGTAGGGCACGCCGTGCATGGGGTCGCCATCGCACTTTTGGATGAACTCTATGAAGCACTCCGCCAGGTTGGCGCCGCTCTCTGCCCCCATCACGTAGCGCAACTTGATCGCACCGCTATAGTGGTCTGTGGCCTCGTATGACCACACGCGGTCGGCCTCGATGCGCCTTAGGTTGCTGGGCTTGTTTTTGTAGAAAACGCTGTGCTGCATCACCTGCAGCCCGGTCTCGCGCTCGGTGTTCGCATGCAGGTAATACAGCACGCACAGACTCGCGTCTATCTGCCACACATGGTTGGGGTGCAGGCTGCGCAGCTCCACCGCCGGTGCCGGCCGGTTGATCTGCTCGGGGTGCATGCCATAGGCGCGCAGCGCACGCGCGATGGCGCTGTCCGACAGCGGCACCAGCTCGCCCGTGGCGGCGTCCAGGCGCTGCGCGCGGATTTCGCCGTTGGCGCGCAAAATCTGCACTGCCTGGCCAACCGACATCAGGCGCTTGGAGTTTTTGCGGTGGCTTTCCATCAACATGGCGCTGATGGCTATCGCCTCGGTGCGCGGCAGGCACACTGCGCCGGCATCGTCGCGGCGCTTGCGCTGCGGGCGCGGCGCCACTTTAGCCAGGTGGCGGTGCAGCGTAGCCAGGCTCATACCCAGCTCTGCGCAGGCCGCGGCGTACAGCGCGCCGCGCTGCCCGGCGGGCAGCTCCTGCACCTGCTGCGCCAGCTGCGCCAGCCGCTGCGTGCGCACGGGGTTCAGGGTGTGGTGGTGCATGGTGGCGAGCCCTATGCGGTGTGCGTGCAGCCCGATCAATCTGCCCACTGCTCCACCTCGGCGGCCAGCTCGAGCTCGGCGGCATTGCTCACGTCGGGCAGCCGGAACTCCTCGCGCAGCAGCTGCAGCTCGTGCGCCAGCTGGCCCACCAGGCCGGCGCAGAACACATCGTCGCGCGTGCTGCCATCGCCGTGTGCGCGCAGCTTGATGAGCGCCTGCCGCACGCCCCCGCGTATGGCCCCCAGCGCATCTTGCATGATGGCCGTGGCCTCTTTTTGCAGCTCCAGCTGCACCATGTCTCTGGGCGCTGTCTCGATGCGTTTGATCTGCGCGCGCAGCTTGTCCATGGCGGCGTTTTTGTCGGCCAGCACGCGGCGCGTTGCATCGGTTTCGGCGCGCTGCTCACGCAGCGCCGCGCGCAATTCCTTCACGCTCATGGTGGCCACATCGTCCAGTTTCAGTTCGCCTGTCTGGCCCGTAAGCTCTAGCTCCTCGATCTGTTCATCGTCGAGGATCAGCAGCTCGAATAATTTGGATTGACTACCAGCTGCGGCCAAAACGTGCGACGTCGCACGTTTTGCGAATTTGGTTGCTGTTTCCATGAAGCGGCGGGCCACACTGGCCTCGATCCCAAGCACCTCCAGTCGTGCCATGAAGCTCCCATGCTCACAAGCCTCCTTGAGCACGCGCAGCCCGCGCCCAACTTCCAGGCAGGCCTCCACGCTGCGGCGCATGTTCGCGGCAATGTCGCGCTGGATCAGATCGGGGTCGGTGGCATCGGCGGGCAGTTGGTAGCCCAGTTGCAGGGCCACGGCGCGCACACTGGCATCGCGCTGCTGCAGCGCCAGGCCTTCGGCGCGCATGGCCTGCATGGCGCCATCTAGTTTTTGCTCATCGATCTCTTCGTCTCTGATGGCCGGTGCAGCTGGCACCAGTGTTTTGCGTCCTGCAGTCGTCATTTTTTGGGCTCCAAGTCTTCAAATTGGGTGGGATAGAGGGCACTGCATGGCGGCTCTAGCCTGGGTTGCGCGTGTAGCGCTGGCGCGCCTCGTCCAGGCGGCGCTGCGCGGTGTCCAGCGCAGCAAACACCTTGATGGACTGCTGCGGCAGGCGTTGCGTCAGGCGCCATAGGCCGGTGGCCTCGTCGCGCTCGGCCAGGCCTGCGGTGGCCAGGTTGTCGAGGTCGCGCAATATCACGGGCACGCTGCAGCCCACGGCCTTGGCCAGCGCCGTGGGCGCCATGCCTTGCACCACATCGGCAAACAAGGCCAGCACCACCTGCAGCAGGCGCTGCTGCGCGCGGTTGGTGTAGTCGGTTTTGCGGGGGCGGGTGGTCATGCGTCAAACTCCAGTTGCGGCTGGGCATATGCAGCCACGTTGCGCTCGTGGTAGGCCACGCGCTCCATGTGTTCGCGCAGCGCTGCCGCCGTTACGCTGGCATCGGTGCGCGCCGGGTCGGCATAAAAGTTGGTCAGCAGTTGCAGCGCCTGGGCAAAGCCGCTGTTGAGCTGCACCATGTCTGCGGCATCGGCCTTTTTTCCCGTGGGCATGGCCACCACCATGCGCCCTGCAGACGCCGCCAGCCATTCGCTCACGTAGTGGCAGCCGCAGGCGTGTTCGTAGGGCGGTATCAGGTTGGCCGGCAGGCGCCCCGTGGCCAGCCACTTGTAGAGGCTGTCGTGCGTCACGCCCATGCGATCGGCGATGCGCTCCACGCTGAGGTTTGAGCGCTCCTGCGCATAGGCCTTGCACAGACGCAGCGCCTCCACCAGGCTGGCGGCGCGCAGGCGTTTCCAATCGCGGCGGATCATTGGAAGGCCCCTTTGCGCAGCGCTTCCAAAAAGATTCCGTCTTTTGCACTGGTAAAGCGGCTTTCGCAGTGGCAAAGTGCAGGCATGTCACACAACCCCTCGAAAGGACGAACATGCAACACCATCAAGACCTGCCGGATGTGCTGGATGAGCTGCTGAATCAGGTGCGCGATCTACATGCTGCGCAGACGGTGCAGCGGGCGGCGTTTGTAGTGCTGGCTCGCCATCTGTCAAAGGCCGGCCATGCGAACCTGCTGCAGCTGGCGCGCGATCTTGAGATGATGGCTGGCACACAGCCTGAGCCAGCTTGGCAATCCGGGCTTGCAGAACTTGCAGAGGCGCTGTTGCTCGTGCATGCCGGGCCATCAGCAGATCGCTGAGGTGCTTGGCCTCAGCGAGTGGCATGGTGCAGTGGTTCATGCGGCCTCCTGCTGCGTGTGGGCTGCGCCGGATTGGACATTGCCAGCCTGACGCCGGGCACGCTGGGCGGCGCTGTTCAGCTGCCCGCGCGATGCGCACAGGTCTGCGTCGCTGCGGCCAGGCAGTGCGGTGGGCACGCCGCGCTTGATGCCTAGGGCCACGGCAATGTTGTGGCTCATGCCGCGCCGTCCAGGACGGCCCCGCAGCACAGAGCGCGTGAGTCCGACTGAAAACCCATGCTCTCTCGCCCATTGGGCCACGCTGATGCCGTTGTATTCCAGCCATTCGAGCACCTCTTGCGGGGTGCGCGTGCCTTGCGTCGTAGGTTTGCTATGCTTGCTCATTGGTGCACCTTTGTTTCGTTTGTTGCTTGCTTTTCCGCTTGCTGCGCATCGGTGCAGTCCAGGATCTGGTGCAAGCGCTGCAGATAGCGTGACTCGGCATCCATGCGAGCGATGAGGTCCACGTAGTCCTCGTACACGCGCGATGCCATGCGCCTGCCGCCTGGTGCGCGGCTGCGTTGCAAAAAGGCCGCCGCAGCAGATGCGGCGTTGTCTAGCGCAATGCTGGCCGAGAGCGCGCTCTGCGCCACGGTTTGCGCGTGCCAGTCCACGCACTCGTGCGTGATGGGCATGCCAGGGGTCATGGTGATGGAGGCGAGGTGTGTCATGGTGGTGGCTCCGTTGGTTTGGTGGAGGTGGTTGGCAAAGGCGCGTCAGGCCGCGTTGCGCTCTGCGTCGCGCATGCAGCGCAGTTCCGCGCTGATGGACAGGTCTAAGACCTTGGTCTCGCAGCGGCGTGCAGCCAGCAGCACCTGGCGGCGCGTTTTGCCTGCCAGGCCCAGGGCGTGGGCATCGGCAGCCAGCGCGAGCAGCTGCTGGCGACGCTGCGCATAGCCTTGCGCGGCGGCAAAAAGCTCCGCGTCGCTCATGCGCAGCGGGTCGTTGAAAACAGGGGCTTGAATGGAGTGGTTCATGGCTTGCTTCCGTTGGTCTATCTATGGTTTTGTAGGGTTTGCGGATGTGATTATGGTACGCAAATGAGTACCTTGCAATAACTTGAGTTATCCAAATGGGTATTGGACAAAGATTGCGTGAAGAACGCGAGCGATTGCAGATGAGCCAGGAGGAACTTGGCTCTGTTGGAGGCGTGCGCAAGCAAGCCCAGCTGCACTATGAAAAAGATGAAAGATCGCCAGACGCTAGGTACTTGTCCGAAATCGCCAAAGTCGGAGTTGATGTTGCATACGTCCTCACCGGCGAGCGCGCGAAGCCCATCGCAGAGCTGGAGTTGCTTCCCCCGCAGGAGCGCATCCTGTTGGACAATTTCCGCCATGCGCCGCAGGCCGTGCAGGCCGGCGTGCGCACTACGCTAGGTGCGTTCGCGCCTGCGAATGCCACCAAGAAACGCGCCAGTTGATCCCCACTGAAAGGAGCCTGAAATGCCCGCCATCACCCGCCCGCACTCACTCGCACTGGCACTGGCACTGGCCCTGCTCATGCTGCTGTGCACCCCCGCATGGGCCGTGCACAAGTGCTCCGCCGAAGGAGGTCGCGTGGTGTACCAGGACGCGCCCTGCCAAGATGGCCGCGGCGCCGTGCTGGACGTGCATGCCAACGGCCCCACGGCGGCGCAGCGCTCAGCCTCCGGAGGCAACGCTCCAGCAGCTGCGGAGGGCGCCTACGACGACAAGTGGCACCGGGCTTTCGCCATCAGGCAGTTTGAGCTGCCGCCGTTGCAGCGCCAGCTGGACAATGAGGTGCGCCAGTGCGATGAGCAGCAACGCACCTTGGCAGCCCGCAAGCTGCGCGCCAACAACAACCTGGCGGGCGCAGTGTGGGAGCAGTCCATATCCTCCGAAATGCAGGCCGCAGCCTCAGCCTGCGACACCCGTCAGCGCGAACTGCGCACCCGCATCGACGCGCTGCAGCGCGAGCTCGAGGCGCTGCGCTAAAAACCACATGATGGCGAAAAAGCCAGCGCGCAGTGGCCCATGACGACCGACCACAACAAGGAGACATGATGACTCAGGATTCCGTCAAGGTATTGGCCACAGGCGTTGCCACGCTTGGCGAAGCCGTTGAGGAAGTGAAGGGGGAGCTTGCAGTGGTGGTGTGTGCGCTGGCAGCATTGCTGCGCACGCATCCAGATGGGCAGGCGTTTGCAGCGGAGTTGCGCAGAGCATGGCTGCAGATTGGCGCACCGAATCAAGCGCTTGCTGCCGACGATGCCACTGGTCGCCGTATGCGCGAAGTGCTGGTGATTCTGGAAGAATGTTGCTCGACCCCGTTGAACATTCTGCCGCCTTCGCGTTAGCGGTGGCGGTGTTCATGCCTGAAACCTTAACGGCACCAGCCGCTCGGTCAGCCCAACTTTTGCGCCAGGCCATGCGCGCGATGAGTGCAATACAAAAAGCGCTGGTGCCAAGTGTCTTCCAGTGGTGCCGTTGCATGATGATGCCTTTTGGGGAGTGAGTGCTGCAGCGTAGCCTGGGGGTTGCCGTTGCAATAACTAAACCGCTTTCGTTCGCCCGGCTCGCGCGCGCGCGGCACCATGCTGGGCATGACGTCATACCGCGATCTACATCCCTACGCCCTCCGTTGCGGAGGCGCGCATGGCGCTTGACTCCCAACGCATAGGCATTGCGGCCCTGGTGCTGTCTGCATCCGGCCTGGTGTATATCGCCCAGCGCGAGGGCTACAGCGACAAGGCCTACCCCGACCCCGTGCATGGCAAGGCCGTGGCCACGCTGGGATACGGCTCCACGGGTGGTGTCAAGATGGGCGACACGACCACGCCGGTGCGCGCCCTGGTGCGCCTGCGCGCCGATGCGGCCGAGGTGGAGGTAGCGCTGCGCAAGTGCCTTGCCGTGCCCATGTACCAGCGCGAGTGGGATGCTTTCGTGGGCCTGGCCTACAACACGGGCGCCACGGCCGTGTGCAAAAACAATGCCCGCACGGGGCCCAGCACCCTGGCGCAGCGCCTGCAGGCGGGCGACTATGCGGGCGCGTGCGATGCCATCATGCTGTACGACAAGGCTGGCCCCGTGCACAAGCCGCAAGACCGTTGCAGCCACCCCGACAACCGCACCTGCCGCGGCGTATGGGCAGACCGCCAGCGCCTGCGCGCGATGTGCCTGGGAGTGCCTGCGCCATGACTTTCAGCCCCATCAACCTGGCCACAGACCGCACCCGTGCGCTGCTGGTGGCAATAGCCGCATGCGCCGCGCTGGCGCTGTGCGCCTACCTCTACGTTGCAGGCCGCAACGCCGGCATGCGCACCGTGCAGACGCGCTGGGACGCTGCGGAGGATCGGCGCCGTGCCGACGATGCCCAGGCCGCCATGCAGGCCGCGCAGCGCCAGGCCATCGCAGAGCGCGCGGCCCGCGAAACCGAGTTGCAACACCAGGCTACCGCCGAAAGGATCGCCCATGACCAAGCCAACCGCGAGGCTGCTTTGCGCGCTGACGCTGAGCGCAGTGCTGCCCATGCTCGCAGCCTGCTCGACACCATCGCCCAGCTCAACCGGGCTGGGGCTGCGCCCGCTGCCGGACTGCCCACGCCCGCCACGCCTGCCGGCGCCGATGCCGGGCCTGATGGAGCCACCACCGCCCGCAACGCACTCGGCGAGTGCAGCCAGCGATATGCAGCTGTGGCAGCAACGGCTGACGGGCTCAGCGCCCAGGTGACGGGCCTGCAGGCGTGGGCGCGCATGGCTATGGATGGCAATGGCGACGCCGCAACGGGCGCTGCAGAAAACGGGAGTGGAAATGGTCTTTGAGCTGACGCTGGGAAACGTGATCACCGTACTGGCGCTTGTCGTGGCGGCCTTGTGGGCACTGGCAAAAATGGTCAATGTGCAGTATGAGCGCCGCATTGCCGACAAGTTCGACGCGCTGGTCAAGCTGCTCGATGGCATCTCCACCGCGCAGGATGGCAATGCCAAGGCCATGCAGGAGCTGGAGCGCCAGTTCATGCGTCTGCAAGGCGAGCTTCCCCTGAACTACGTGCGCCGCGAGGATTACGTGCGCGGGCAGTCCATCGTGGAGGCCAAGCTAGACGGCCTGGCCACCAAACTTGACAACGTGCAGCTGCGCGCCGCATTCAGCGACAGGAGCCACCCATGACCACCTTGAACGACACGCAACGCATCCGGCGCGAGCACCTGCGCTGGCTGATCCTGCTCACGCTCAACAATGCGCGCCCGCTGGGCGCTCCCGAAGGCCCCATTCTGGCCGTGGCGCAGGCCGAGTACCCCGACGCCACACCGCTGGAACTGCGCCGCGAGCTGGACTACCTGCACGAGCGCGAGCTGATCCGGCTGGATCGCCAGCCCAGCGGACGCTGGCATGCCGAGCTTACGCGCGAGGGCGTTGATCTGGCCGAATACACCACGCAGTGCGAGCCCGGCATTGCCCGCCCGCAGAAGTATTGGTAAGGGGCGCCACATGGGCAGAAAATCCAGCGTGGCGCGCTTGCCGCAGGATGTCAAGGCGTACATCGAGGCCATGCTCGCCACGGGTGCGCAAACCCTCGACGAAATGATTGCCGACCTGCAGGCGCGCTTCCCCGCGCAGGCGCACGATGGCGCCTTGCCAAGCCGCTCTGCGCTGCATCGCTATGGCTCCAAGCTAGACCGGCGCCTGTCCGCCATACGCGCCAGCACCGAGGCCGCCAAGCTGATCCAGGCGCAGGCCGGAGACGACAAGGACGCGCGCAGCGAGGCCCTCACGGCATTGGTGCAGACCGAGCTTTTCGAGGCCATTTTGTGCCTGCAAGAAGCCGACGACCCAGACGCAGACCCAGCCGAGCGCGTGGCCCAGCTCAGCGCCGCGGCCAAGAACATTGCCACGCTCACGCGCAGCTCGGTCAACCTCAAAAAATACCAGGCCGAGGCCGAAGAGGCCGCGCGCCTCAAGCTGCTGGAAGAGCAGCGCAAGGCGCTCGAATCCATGCCCAACCGCGGCGGCGTGACCGACGAAACCAAGGCCGCCATCCGCGCCGCGCTGGGGATTGCATGATGCCTGCCGAGCTCCCTGCGCATCCCACCAAACCACGCGATCGCAAGGGCCGCGCGAAAGTAATCCCGCGCGATGCGCAAGCCATTTTTCTGCCTTACCAATCGGCATGGATCAAGGATGAGTCGCGCCTTAAATTGATGGAAAAAGGCCGGCAGATTGGCCTCTCGTGGAGCACGGCCTATGCCTGCGTGGAGCGCACTGCAGCGCAGGGGGCTCGCCATGACCAATGGGTGAGCAGCCGCGACGATCTGCAGGCGCGCCTGTTCGTCGAGGACTGCAAGCTCTGGGCCGGCATCATGGGCATGGCCGCCAAAGACCTGGGTGAGCTACTGATTGACGATGGCGCGCGCAGCAGCGCCTACGTGGTGGAGTTTGCGTCCGGCAAACGCATCCACAGCATGAGCAGCAACCCCGACGCGCAGGCCGGCAAACGCGGCTCGCGCGTGCTGGATGAATTCGCCTTGCACCCCGACCCACGCAAACTGTGGTCTATTGCCTACCCTGGCATTACCTGGGGCGGCAACCTGGAGGTAATCAGCACGCACCGCGGCAGCCACAATTTTTTCAACGGCCTGGTGCGCGAGGTGCGCGAGGGCGGAAACCCCAAGGGAATCAGCCTGCACCGCGTGACGCTGCAGGATGCGCTGGATCAGGGATTCCTCTACAAACTGCAATCCATGCTGCCCGCAGACGATGAGCGCCAGGCAATGGATGAGGCGCAGTATTTCGACTTCATCCGCGCAGGTTGCGCCGATGAGGAATCGTTCCAGCAGGAATACTGCTGCGCCCCGGCGGACGATGACGTCGCATTTTTGGAATACGACCTCATTGCTGCCTGCGAATACCCGCAAACCATCGATTGGCGAACCCGCGAAAACGGCCCGCTTTTTTGCGGCATTGACATCGGCCGCAAGCAGGACTTGACCGTGCTTTGGGTGCTGGAAAAGCTGGGGGACACCTATTACACGCGCCACGTGGAGGCATTGCGCGGCATGCGCAAGTCCGACCAGGAGGCCATCCTATGGCCATGGATAGAGCGCAGCCGCCGCACCTGCATCGATGCGACGGGCCTTGGCATTGGCTGGGTCGATGATGCGCAGGACGCATGGGGCCATTACCGGGTGGAGGGCGTGACCTTCACCGGGCCCGTCAAGGAGTCCATGGCCTATCCAGTGCGCGGCGCCATGGAAGACCGAAAGTTGCGCATCCCTTACGACCAGCGCATCCGCGCTGACCTGCGCTCCGTCACCAAGGTGGTGAGCAGCGCTGGCAACATCCGTTTTGCGGCAGAGCGCACGCCAGACGGCCACGCTGACCATTTTTGGGCACTGGCATTGGCATTGCACGCAGACAGCGCACCCAGCGGGCCTCCGAGCGTGGCCAGCCGACCGCGCCGCACCGACCTGCGCCTGCAATTGGAGGGCTATTGATATGACCGCACGCGGCCTTTACGTCACGCCGAGCGAATTCGTGCATTTTGCAGACCCATCGGCGCAGCGCCCCCTGTCAGAGCAGATTGCCACACGCGACCGCAGCCCTGATTTTGCGGCGCTGAGCCTGTTGCTGCCAAACCCTGACCCCATCCTCAAAAAACAGGGCCGCGACATTGCCATTTACACCGAGCTGCGCAGCGATGCGCACGTGGGCGGCTGCATTCGGCGGCGCAAGGCGGGTGTGCTGGCAATGGAATGGCGGCTGCAGCGCGGCAATGCGAGTGCGCGCACGCTCAAAATATGCCAGGCGGCATTCGATGCGCTGGATATGCGCCGCATCCTGCGCGAAATGCTCGATGCCCCGTTGTTTGGTTGGCAGCCAATGGAGATCGTGTGGAGCAAACCGCTATTCGGTGGCGCAACGGTGCCGCTGGATGTGCTGGCAAAGCCTGTCACGTGGTTCCAGTTCGACGCCAATGCGCAACTGCGTTTTCGCTCGCGCAATGCGCCGCTGTATGGCGAGGAGTTGCCAGAGCGCAAATTCCTGGTTCCGGCGCAGGATGCGAGCTACGCAAACCCCTATGGTTTTGCCGACCTGAGCATGTGTTTCTGGCCCACGGTATTCAAGCGTGGAGGGTTGAAGTTCTGGGTCACGTTCGCTGAAAAATACGGCACGCCCTGGCTCATCGGAAAGACCCCACGCGGCACACCACCGGCAGAGCAGAGCGCACTGCTGGACAACCTGGAAGCCATGGTGCAAGACGCTGTTGCGGTGATCCCCGATGACGCCAGCGTGGACATCGTGGAGTCTGCGGGAAAGACGGCGAGCGCAGACCTGTATGAGCGCCTGCTGATGTTCTGCCGGTCAGAAATAGCCATAGCGCTGCTGGGACAAAACCAGACCACCGAAGTGCAGTCCAACCGTGCCAGCGCCACCGCGGGCCTGCAGGTGGTGACAGAGCTGCGCGACGCGGACGCGCGCCTGGTGGAGGCAACCCTGAACCAGCTTTTGCGCTGGATCGTTGACCTTAACGATGGGCCTGGTGCAGCTGCACCTACGTTCGAACTGTACGAGCAAGAGGAGGTGGATACCACGCTGGCCCTGCGGGATAAGACGCTGACAGAATCTGGCGCAAAACTCACGCCCGCCTATTTCGCGCGGGTCTATGGTTTCGAGCCTGGTGATATTGCAGAGCCCCCACCACAAACCATGCAAACGCCTGCACCATTGTCAGGCGCTGCGCAAAACCCAGCGTTTGCAGATGCTGCAGGCAAATATATTGCCCCAGCGCAACGCATGACCACCACAGAAATGCTGGTGCAGGCTATGCAGGATCAATGGCAAAGCATTTCCGAGCCCATGGTAGCGCCATTGCGTGCGTTGTTTGCAGAGGCTGAAAATTCTGGTTTGACTGCGCAAGAATTGCTGGACAAGTTGCCGAGCACATTACCCGAGGTGGACGTGAAACCACTCACGGAAAAACTTGCGCAATCCGCATTCATTGCACGTGTCATTGCAGCCAACAATGCGGACAATGCAGACAATGCAGACCTTGCAAAAACATAATGCGCTGCAATGCCTGATTCCAATCTGACCCCGGAACAATTCGCGCAGCTCATGAAGCTCACGCCGCAAGATGCGGTGGATTGGCTCATGGCGCGCAACCTGATGCGCGAGACTTTCGCGTGGGAAGACATTTTTCAAGCTGAGCACAACACGCAATTCACCATTTCTCGTCTGGCCCGAGTGGACTTATTGCAGGACATTTACGACGGCATCGTTGCCAACGTCAACGGCAATTTGTCGCGCCGCGACTGGATGCGCGACGTCGAACAACTGCTGCGCGAGCGCGGATGGTGGGGCCTGAATGAGGTCACAGACCCCGTAACTGGCGACGTGGTGCGCACCAGGTTTGATGCTGCACGGCTCAAGCTCATTTTTGACACCAACACCAGCCAGGCCTATGCGGCAGGATTGTGGGAGCGTGCGCAGCGTACCAAAAAGACTCACCCCTACATGCGCTACGTCACCATGGATGATGGCCACGTGCGCCCCAAACATCGCGCCTGGCATAACGTCACCCTGCCAATCGATCACCCATGGTGGGATCAGCATTTCCCGCCCTGCGGCTGGCGCTGCCGCTGCCGCGCAGAGCCCATGAACCAGGAAGACTACGACCTTGGCTACACAGAGAGCCGCCCAGGTGCAGAGTTCGATGCCAATGCCCCTATCGTGCAAACTCCTCTGGTCAAAATAGCCCCCCCAAGCCCCATGGTGGACTATGTAAACACCCGCACTGGACAGATCGTGCAGGTAGCGGATGGCATCGATCCAGGCTTTGGCTACAACCCTGGAAAAGCTCGCTCCCAGGCCCTGAAAGACCTCGAGCAGGCCAAGCTGCAGCGGGCCGCAAAGGGCATTGCCGATGCCGCCAAAAAAGACGGCATGAGCGAGTAAGTGCAACCCGTGGAGTGCCCATAAATGCTCACCGTCAATATCCAGGACGCGCAGTTGCAGCAAAAGCTTGCCGCCGCGCATGCACGCCTCAGCGACTTGCATCCGCTGCTCGAGTCCATCGGCGCCATGATGGAGAGCAATGTCCGCAAACGGTTTTCAACCCGCAAAGACCCGAACGGCCAGAGCTGGCAACCATGGGCAGAGAAAACCATTGCCACGTACCCCAAGAAAGGCGCCCACAAACGCCTGCTGGATCGCTATGGCGACATGATCAAAAGCCTGTCGCACACCGTCACAGGCGCAGACTCGGTGCGCATTGGTTTCGGCCAGCCCTATGCCGTCTATCACGAGTTCGGCGCCAAAAACATGCCCCGCCGCGGCATGCTCATGAGCAGCCCAGAGGCCGGGACACTGTCCGCATCCGACGAAACGGCAGTCCTCGCCATCGTGCAGAAATTCATCGACGAATCCATGGGATAAGCATGCCAGAACCCTCCGTTTTAGACCACAAACCAACGGCTGAATCGCAGCGCATCGTGACCACTGATCAGGTGGGTTCGGTGCAGTTCCAGAAGTGCGTGATCGGCGACGCCACCCTCTACTGCGGCGACTCGCGTGAGCTGCTGCGGGCGGGGGTGTTTGGGCCTTGCGATGCGCTGGTGACAGACCCTCCATATGCGCTGCAAAACCGCTTCGGCACCATGAAAACCGACAAAGGTACGCGCCGCTTGCAGTTCGACTTCGACAGCAAAGATGCGACCTTTGAGGTCGTGCAGTCCCTGCGCCTATGCGCTGAACAGGTGCGCAATGCTGCCGTCATATTTTGCGGCACGGAACAAGCTGGCGATGTAGCGCGAACGCTGCGCACCAGCGGCATGGTTGCCAAGCATGCCGTCTGGGTAAAACCCTATCCGCCTCCACCAGGCGACGGAAACTGGTGGCCATCGGCGCACGAGAACATCGTGTACGCCTACCGCAAAGGCGCTTTTTTTGGCGACGACTCCAAGTACCGTTGCAACGTGTTCGTGTGCGACAACCTGCGCTATGGGCGTGCAGAAAAGGTGGCGCACCCCACACAAAAGCCGATCGAGCTGCTCAAGTACCTGGTGCGCAGCGTCACGCCTGCGCGTGGCACCGTAATCGACCCCTACATGGGCAGCGGCACCACCGGCGTAGCCGCGCTGAGCCTGGGCCACAGCTTCATCGGCTGCGAAATCTCCCCCGAGTTTTTCGAGATCGCGTGCCAGCGCGTCGAATTGTTCTATGAGCGTGGAGGCGCAGCATGACCAACGACATTCACCAAATCCTCACCGAGCGCGGCGACCGCTACGGCAGCTTCCAAACCCACGCCGAGCTCTCCCAGTCCCTCAAAACCACCATCACCAAAGCCGCCTCCGCCCGCAGCCTGACCCTCACCCCCGATCAGCAAGAGGCCCTTGAAATGATCCTCCACAAGATCGCCCGCATCATCAACGGCGACCCTGACTACGCCGATTCCTGGCTAGACATAGCCGGCTACGCCACCCTCGTAGCCAGTCGCCTCACCCTCCAACCCCCTCAAAAATACGACGCCAACTCCGCTTTCACACGGCAAAACCAACTTTAA